TTTTGTTTCCTAGACATGTAGAAATCTTCTATGAGATTCTTTATTTCATCACATGTCCTACATCTCCTTTCTTTGAATAATAAATGTTCTAATTCAAATTGATTCTCAAGATCCATTACAAGTCAGGCAACATATATCCTACTTCTTCTTGCTTATCACCATACCAGAATGATCCATCAGCATCTACAAATGTATCATCTCCCATACCATCATCTATAAAACCAAATGGTGCCATGTCCTGTTCTATTTGATTTCTCTGTTCTTCATATATCCTTCTTCTTATATCTTGATCAGTCATCTCTTTAAAATAGTCTTGCATGACTAACCACGCAAACAATACCATACACATGACTAGATCATCATGATAACCTTCGTCTGCTTCCCATGCTTGTTTCTTTTGTACAAACGTAGTTAACTCTTGAAATATATCAAAGTCTTGGAACGTTAGTTTGTCTTCTTCTATAATTGCTTTTAGATTAGAGCAACCAATTTTCTTAACAGTGACACTCATCTTAACACCTAACTGTGTTTTATTACCAGAGAATCCTTGTCCTACTATCTGCCCTGCCCTACCTCTCATGGCACACATGAGTACGTTAGGATATTCTAGATCATAGTTTAGTGTTGCTGCTATAAGATCACCTACGTCGTTTACCTCGACAAGTATATAAGGATTATTATATTCCTTTGCTACTTGAAATATGACCGAGGGAAACAGTACAGGTTTAATCTCATTATTTCTGTACTTTGCAACGATCTTGTACGGGAGAGTGGTGATATCAAACACGATGAAAGCAGAATAGTCGCCACCAATTCCTCTGGCAACATCGACAGTAATAATATATTCGTGATCTTCTTCTGCTCTCTGATAAACATCAAGTCCTGCATTGCTTGTAATTGGGTCATTGAACGGAATGCATTGTAATTTGGATGGACTGATAAGTGTATCAGCAGATCCTAGGAAGTCGCATTCAAACTCCTGTGCAAATTGTCTTTTAGATGTGTTCTTTATTGTCTCATCTTTCCACTTCTTATCTCTACCAGGTACCTGAGACCAATGAACTTCGTTAGTTATATAATCATTCTTATCGTTTCTAGCATCTTCCCACATCTTATAGAAGTGGTTCATACCATTGGGTGTAGATATAATTATGACTTTAGTTGATTTACCAGAAGTAATAGTAGGATAAACCGAGGCAAAGAATTGCTCTGCGACGTGGTTAGGGACGAATGCAAACTCGTCAAGGAATAGAATGTTGAAGGACATACCTCTAACTGCACTAGCAGATGTAGAAGCAGCGAGTATTTTAGATCCGTTTTCAAGTTCGACATTACCTTTGTTCCATACTAAAATTCCGTGTTGCATCCACTTTGGCAGATTCTCATATGCTAGTTGGAGTCTTCCAAGTAGTTCCCTTGCAGTTGAAGCTTTGTTAGCGAGTATACCAATATTAACACTGTCATAGAAGATAGCGTAGTATAAAAGGTAGGCAACAACAGTAGTGCTCTTACCTGTTTGCCTAGGGAGTTTAGCAATGTTAAATCTATTTTCATGAAAATCTTCTAAAATTTTTTTCTGAAAATCATACATGTCAAAAGGAACTAGACCTTCATCTAAGTTGATGATTTTTATATAATGAGTAGCAAAATATATTGGATCTTTTTTACATTTGATCCATTCATTAACTTGCTTCTTTGTAAACTGTATAGGAGTACCCGCCTTCTTGAGGTTGGGGTTACCTAGATATACATCAGTAATTGCCATACCTTATTTATCTTCAAGGTCTTCTAGCGACTTGAATACTAGTAGTTCATCTCCATCTTTAACATCTTCCATTTCTGGATGAGGTTTATATGCTCTCATTGCATCACCATAACTATTGACAGGTTTTCTATCCATATCCGACAAGACAGAACCCATCATCTTAAACATAAATGCAAAAGTCATTCCAAACAATGCAACAAAGAATACTAAGTAAACGAATACTGTGATCTCATTCATTATTCTATATGAGTAAATGAATACTCTAATAACATAGCATACAACTGTCCTTTCAGTGCTTCTAGATATTCTTTATCTTCTTCTTTATAACCATTCTCTAGGGCAAAAGATACTACACGATACAATTCTCTAACATCGGTAATACCGATATCTAGATGAACAATCCAGTCTTCATCTGGTGATAGATCTTCTAAGTTCATTTGAGTTATTTAAAGCAAGTGTTATCTACTCTACCTTCTACATATTTTTCCAGTGCTTCTAATCTATCATCTTGTTTAGCAATGGCATCAAGTTCTGTTGTAACTGCATCCATAATATTAGAGTGCTCACCAATACCAACAGGATTATGTAAGTAAACATCAATGTTAACTAAATGTTTTTTGATTTCTCCTTTAGCAGATGCTTTAAGAGCTTCAATCATTCTACTTTTCATAATTTTTATTCAGTAAGTGTACCGAAAGATCTACGTATCTCACGTAGCTCCTCGAAATTTTTTTGCTTAGTGCCTCCATCATAGCACCATGCGTACCCTTCGTCAATCATAACTTCATTTACGGAAAGAGTATCCTCGCCAATATACAACCACCCAAGAAGACGACCATACTTACCCATGCCCCCTTTAAGTTCGGTTCTGATGGTGAGTTCTTCATCTCCTGCTATTGTGTCCTCTAGTTTCTTCTTTAGATAATTAGTTGCATCTATTCCCAATGCCTTTTCTTCCAAGTCTCTAGTTCTTTTCTCTGGCGTATCAATTCCTGCAATTCTAACTCTTTCTTTCTTGTATAAGTCAAACCCAAGATCAATGGTGACATCAATAGTATCGCCGTCAAGAACACGGTTAATCTCCGTTACTCTAAAGTTATAGCAGGACTTCCTACTTGGTGGTGTCATCGCTCCCATCTTTCATCTCCATAAATGACATCTTTAGTATATAGTAGATATACCAAGTCACTATTATGACCAGTATTCCAACCATCCATATGACTCCCCACACTACCATTTTATACTAAAATTGGATGTGCCCACGCTACTGGTATGAGGAATGTTCCTGTTCCAATAATTAAACCAAATATTATACATGATGATTTAATTGGTAAGTTTTTCATTTTCCTTTGTTTGTAATAGAACCAGTAATTACTTTCCAGAAACCATATAGTGCTGTCATCACAGGGTAAGGATCTTCAGATTTAATTTCATCAAACATATACATGTTTAATTTAAACGCATGATTTGCTTCTACAAACACAGCATTCTTTTGTGATAGATCTAAATCTAATTGATCAAGGACTGCCCTATAAGTTGTTTTCCATTCTTTAGCATCATGAATCTCAGGAAATTCGTAGAAATTTAAACCCTCTCCTGCAGGAGGATTGAGTGCACTCTTTGCTATTTTACAAAGAATTTGTCCACCTGATAGATCACCTATGTACCTAGTATAATGATGAGCAAGTAGAAGATATGGATCTTCTTGTGCTAATTCAGTTAGTCTAGAACAATAGGTATCACATGCTGGTGAAGACTCTATCTTCTCTTTCCAATAAGGACCGTAATAATATACTAGATCCTTTTCCAATGATTGACTACGATCAAGTTCTGATTGCCATCCCTGTAATATTCTTACAGTTGGGTCTTCAGAATCATTGATTAGTTTTTCCATAGTACTATAAACATACCAGAAGTTGGCAATTAGTTTACGGTACTCCTCTGGGTCAACAACCCCTCTAAGAAATCCTGCAACAAATTTTGTATTCTCTGCTGCGGAATGAGATTCCTTAGTTGCTTCTTTTAATTCTTTACTGAACATAATATTAATAGGTATTTATACTACTCTGCCTGGCATGTAATCCATTTTGTCTAGGACTTCTGACAACATCTTGCCATACTCATTGAAGAGTTTATCACCAGCAATATAACATCTCTGCCTTCTCCAAATTGCTTCCGCAAGCATCTGTCTTTCTTGCGTAGAGAAAGTTTCAAATCTTGTTCTAAGTTTCATTATTCTGATGGGGTCAAATTTTGGTCTGAATAAACTCTGAGTTTATTAATTAAATCATCGTATTTTTCCCATATATCTTCCGATCCTGTCTGCTCTTGGTAGACCAAACAAGCTCTGATTAGATATTGAACATCGCCATTGTTAAGACGCATTTTTCTCATTAGGTATTCATACTATAATTATACTCAATATTATATCACATTACACGTTGTGTTAGCAATTCCAAGCTCTTAGTGATTTATTGATCCTACTATCAGGATCACTGGCAGTTTTCTTTGAAGTTAATTTCTTTTTCATTCCCTTCATTCTAGAACAGAATGATGCTCTACGGGGATTTCCAACCTTCTTGCTTGGTGCTTTAAGGTCAGATCCAGGATTTGATCTTTCGTAAGACTTCCTACCCTTCTCATTAAGTCCACCTTCTTTGTTCTTGCCAGCCTTCTTTGTCCAGGCTGCACCTTCTAAAATTCCGTTATCCTGCACATTGGCAGACTCAGCGAGTCTTTTAAATTCTTTGTATCTCATGTACCATGTCAGGGTCTCTGCATTTATTTATGCATTTATAGCACTATTAGTAACACCATGTCGCTGATATGCAGCAGGAGTTCTTGTAGTGTTATTAGTATTTCTTGCTTGATATGTACCAGGTGTTCTTGTTGTATTGTTAGTATTCCTTGCCTGATAGTCTCCATTCCAGTTCTTATATGTGACTGTTGCCCATCCCTCATTACCAGAAAATTGGTTGACAGTTGAACTGCCAGGTTGAGGATCTACTGGATCACAATTCTTATCGTTTCTTTGATATGCCATTAGCGTTTACCTCCACCCATTTCTTTGAGCATTTTTTGTAACTCTGTAGTACTACCAACAAACATAGCGTTGTTAGTAACCTTACTAGGACCTCTTTCTTCTGCAGAAATATCCTTCATCTTTTTATGTAGGTCTTGTAGTTTTTCAGTCATATCTGAGACATGCTTCATTGCTGCTACAGCAACTTCATATGCTCTTGGATGCCCACTTTCCTGTGCAACCTCTAACGCTCCTCTGACTGCCTCCTGACCCTGATCT